ACGCTTTGATTAGTACTGGCGACCGTTCGGTGAAGGCTGCGGTGGAGTCAGATAAAACTTTGGCGGGTAGCGCGTATGACGTAAGGGTTACTGAGATGAGTAACGTGCAGTCCGTTACAATAGGAGACATAACGTATTTGTCAGCGGATTTCGCTGTCACTGTGTTCGCAGACTAAGAAGGAGAATAACGTGGCAAAGTTTGTCGCTACTGATTACAACATCACAATCAACGGGACTAACTTCAGCACAAGCATTGCTGCAGTTACTTTCGACATTAGCGCTGCCGAGCAGGAAACCACTGCTTTCGGTAACACTTTTGTGCAGCGTATTGCAGGGTTGAAGGATGCAAGCATTTCGCTTGACTTCCATCAAGATTTCGGGGCCGCAAGCGTGGACAGTACCCTGTTCCCACTTTTGGGCACGAACGCTACCGTGACGGTTGCCCCTCTGGGTTCCGTCGTATCAGCGACTAACCCTTCCTATTCTGGTGTGTTCCTTTGCACCGAGTACAGCCCGCTGGCGTCGTCCATTGGCGATCTGGCTACCCTGTCCGTTTCGTGGCCTTTGGCTGATGGTGTGATTACTCGAGGAACCGCATAACCTATGAATCCTATAAACCTACAAGTTAAGTTCCTTGACGATTCCACAGCTGATTGTGTTGCGATTGCTGCTGACCTGATTGCTTTCGAGTCCCATTTCGATTTGAGTGTGGCTCGCCTTGAGAAGGAGATTCGGCTTACTCACCTGTTTTTCTTGGCATGGCATGTGCAGAAACGTACAGGCCTGACGACTGAAACTTTCGAGAAGTGGATTGAGTCTGTTTCGATTGTGTCTGAAGGTTTAACCTCAAAAAAATAGGGGGGCTGGGTGAAACTAGCCTTCATTGGGAGATTGCGGCTTTGTCGGTGGAGACGGGGATTAGTCCTCGGGAGCTGATGCAGTTGGATCCACGAATGTTGTGGACTATGGCTCGATATATTGTTTCGCGTTCGCAGGCTCAGAGTGGTAAGCGGGGGCGGAAGTAGAATGGAAGTATTATGCCAGCAGCTTTCACTATCAAGCCTCAAGATTATACGGCGATTCTTAAAGAGCTAAAATCCGTCGATTCGGGTTTGGTGAACGAGCTTCGGCGCGAACTTCGTTCAGAGTTACAACCGATAGCGAAAGCGCTAGCGGGGAACGCTCCCGCGAAAAGTCCTCTCTCGGGTTTCACGAAGGGCAGGGGTGGGGAGCTTCCCTATTTGTGGCGGAAACCCACGGCAAGCGTTTCCGTTTCTGGTCGCGCGAAACCGGGGCGAACGAAAAGCCTAGTCGCTATCAAATTTAAGCAACCGGCGTTCAACATTCTTGAGCTGGCGGGCACTGCTAACAAGGGTAAGGATAAGGGCGGGATGACTCAGCGCGGGCGAAACCTTGTGCAGGGTTTGCAGACTGCCGGTTATGGTTTGGGTGATGGTGGCCGTTGGGTAATTCCACAGTTTTACAGGCAGGAATCCTCGGTCGCGACGATTGCCGCGAAAGTGTTGTCAAAGTATGCGGATAAAGTAAACCGCAAACTTAAGGGAGGTAAGCGCTAATGGCTATTAGTTTACCTGTTGTTTCCAGCTTTGATCCGAAAGGGTTGCGGCAGGCGCGGGAGGGGCTGGAAAGTTTTGGCGCGAAGTCTGGGCAGGTTGCGGGCGCGGTAGGGAAAGCTTTTGGTGTTATGGCGGTGGCTGCTGGTGCGGCGGCGGCTGGCCTGCTTGTTGCTTCGGTTAAAGCGTTTGGGGAACTTGAGCAGAATCTTGGGGGCTCGGAGGCGGTCTTTGGCGAGTTTGCGAAAACGGTTCAGGACTCAGGGGCTGCCGCGTTCAAGAATCTTGGAATTTCTCAGTCAGAGTATTTGGCGACCGCAAACAAGATGGGTGCGCTGTTTCAGGGTTCGGGGATTTCTCAGGTTGATTCGCTGAACATGACCCAGGACGCTATGCAGCGGGCGGCTGACATGGCTTCTGTTATGGGTATTGACATGAGCGTCGCAATGGATTCGGTGGCGGGCGCCGCTAAGGGTAACTTCACCATGATGGATAACCTTGGTGTGGCTATGAACGCCACGTCGATCGAGGCTTTTGCGGCAAGTAAGGGCATTACCGACTTTTCGTTTGCGACCGCTTCCGCTGCTGACAAAGCTGACATGGCGATGCAAATGTTTATGGAAAACACTTTCCAGTATGCGGGCAACTTTGCAAAAGAGGCAACAGAAACAATAACTGGTTCGCTAGGCATGTTGAAGGCAGCGTCTAGCTCTTTGCTTGCGGGGTTGGGTGACGCGAACGCTGACGTGGCATTGTTGGCTGACAATGTGGTGACGTCGTTTGAAGCGGTTGTAAAAAACGTTGTACCTATTGTTGAAAACATTGCTGACGCTTTGCCGCAAGCGCTCGGCGCCATGGTGGATGCGGTTGGGCCACTTATTGGGTCGATTGGTGGGGTAATTATTGGTTTGGTGCCCACAATTATTGACGCGGCAGTGGAGTTGGCTGATGCTTTGTTGCGTGGTGTTGCTGAAACTTTGCCTGAGCTTATGACCATGATGCCCAAAGTCATAACCTCTATGGTCGACGCAATTTTTGAGCTTTTGCCTGTGTTGATTGAAGCCGGTGTTGACACTATTCTGGCTTTGGCTGAGGGTATCGTTCAGGCTTTGCCTGAGCTCATCCCGCAGCTTGTTAACGGTTTGCTTGCGACGGTGGATGCGCTTATCGAGGCGCTGCCTCTGCTTATGGATGCGGGGCTTGAAATTGTTACTGCGTTGATGGAAGGAATACTCGACTCCATTCCGGTTTTGATTGCGGCTTTGCCTGAACTCATACTTTCCATCATTGGCTTTATAGCTAGTTCCATACCGATGCTAATTGAATCCGGGTTGAATTTGTTTTTGGCAATAGTGGAAGCTTTGCCTGAAATTATTACCGGAATTGTTGGGGCTATCCCTCAAATTATCGGGGGTTTACTATCGGCCATCCTTGGCTCTCTGCCGCAGCTTATTTTGGCTGGCCTTGAATTGTTCATTGCGCTTGTTGCAGCTTTGCCTGAGATTATTACTGCCATTGTTGCGGCAATCCCTGAAATTATCACTGCCGTTGTGGGCGCAATTATTGAATCTGTGCCAGAGCTTATTGCTGCCGGTAGCGAACTAATTAAGGGGGTTTGGCAGGGCATCAACGACATGGCGGGATGGTTGCGCGAAAAAATTAGTGGGTTCTTCGGCGGCGTTGTGGGTGACATAAAGAAGTTTTTTGGTATCAAGTCGCCTTCAACAGTTTTTGCGGAGATGGGTAAAAACCTGGGGCAGGGAATGGCTGCAGGAATTGTGGGCTCGACTAAAGATGTTCAGAAGGCGATGGATGCGATGATGGTGGCGGGCTCGGCAACACTTCCACCGATGGATGCGATGATGGCGGCGCCTTCAATGGGTGCGGTGATGGCGGTGCCTTCGATGAGTGCTGTGGGTGTTCCTTTTGCGGGTAAAGGCCGGGGGGCTGGCGGTGGACGGTCTGCGGTGGGCGGCGGAAAGAATGTGTATAACATTACTGTGAATGCGGGTATGGGTTCGAGTGGGGCGCAGTTGGGGGAGCAGATTGTGTCTGCAATAAAAACTTATGAGCGTTCTTCTGGCCGTGTGTTTGTGGGTGTCTGATGCATGACACTACGGTTGAGGTTGGCCGTGTGCGCGGTTTCATTCTGGACGACCCGGTTGCAGGTGTGTTGGACAACACAGAGTTCCCTTTGGGTGGAGTGTTTTTTTATGATGTGAGCCGTTTTGTGCGCAGTGTGTCTGTGCAGCGGGGTAAGAACCGTCAGCTTGACCGGTTTTCGGCAGGGACGCTGAGTGTTGTTTTGAATAACGAGTCACGGTTTTTTGACCCGTTTGGTGCGACGGAGATTGACCCTATCCCTCGGGTGCCTATTCGTGTGACGTCGGGGTCTGTTGTGCAGTTCACGGGGGTTGTGGAGGATTGGGATTATTCGTATGATCCGGGCGGTCGGTCTTCTGCTTTGGTGAGGGCTGTGGATGATTTGACACGCCTGGCTCGCACTAGTGTGGTGGCTTCTGGTACGGCGACACCTGAGCTAAGCGGGGCGCGGGTGAATGCTGTGTTGGATATGGATTCGGTGCGGTGGCCTGAAGACCGTCGCTTTGTCGATGTGGGGGATTCGTTTTTATGTTCTGACGTGTTTGAGGGGCAGAATGCGTTGGAGTATTTGCAGTTGGTGGAGGTGTCGGAGCAGGGGCAACTGTTTGTGGGTAAGGGTGGTGATTTGGTTTTTCGTTCGCGTACTTCGGCGACACCTCGGACGGGTGACGTGTTGGTGTTTGCGGATGATGGTTCGGGTGTGCCTTACAACCAGGTGCAGGTGAATTATGGTACTGAGTTGATGGTGAACCGGGTTACTGTTTCTGCACCGTTGTCTACGGCTGTGGCGGAGAATGTGAGTTCGCAGACAACGTTTGGGGTGATTTCGGAGGAGCTTACGGTGTTGTGTGCTTCTGCTTCTGTTGTGCAAAACATTGCAGATTTTGTTGTGGCACGTTTTGGTGAGCCTGAGTATCGGTTTGAAACTTTGCTTATTGATGTGGATGGGTTGGCTGCGGGGCAGGTTGCCGATGTGTTGGCGTTAGAGATTGGTGATGTTGTTGAGGTGAAGTTCACACCTAATAGTGTGGGTGCGCCGATTGATAGGTTTGCGCAGGTGATTGGTGTGTCGCATGAGGTGGGGCCGATGTCGCATCAGGTGTCGTTGCGTTTGTCGTCGCTAGAGTTTGCGTTCTTTGTGTTGGATGACGTGGTGTTCGGTATACTTGACACTAATCACCTCGGTTTTTGATAGGAGTTTTTTGTGGCTGTTCCGGCAGGGTTTAGGACGTTTGATGCTGGGGCGGTGCTTACTGCTGAGCAGGTGAACACTTTTTTGATGTCGCAGAGCATTCCGGTGTTTGCGGATGCTACTGCGAGGGATGCTGCTATTACGGCACCTGAGGAAGGGCAGCACGCTTTTTTGAAGGATGTGGATGCGTTGCAGTTTTATTCTGGGAGCGCATGGGTGGCTGCTGGTGGTTCGGGTGGCGGCGGTTTTGAAACTAATTTTCTACTTATGGGAGGCTAACTGATGGCAACAAATTACAAGTCGCTTGCGCAGGTCGATTTGACGACCACGACGCTGACAGATATTTACACGGTCGGGTCGGGCAAGGAAACGGTTATTAGCACAATTATTATTGCGAACCGTAACGCGAGCGCTGATAGTTTTCGGATTGCGGTGCGTGTTGATGGGGATGCTATCTCGAACAAGCATTACATTGCCTACGATGTGCCGGTGGCTGCAAACGATTCGACCACGCTCACGCTGGGTGTCACGATGGCTGCGACGGATGTTCTTTCGGTGAAGGCTACTACGGCTGACCGTTTGAGCATCAACGTGTTCGGTGCCGAGATAACAGTTTAGGGGTTGTTGTGGCTGTAACAAGTATGGCAAACAGTTCCATAAGGGACTTTGTGAAGTCTAACCGTATGAGCAACATTTCATCGCCTTATTTTGCTTCCTTTGTTGTTGTCGCGGGGGGTGGCGGTGGCGGGTCCACCGAGGCTTCGGGGACTACTCCGTATGGGGGAGGTGCCGGTGGCGGTGGGGGGGGCATGGTTTCTGGCACACTGTTTTTGTCCGGCGTAGTTCCCTTGGTTGTAGGAGCGGGAGGTGCTGGTGCTACAGCGACAAACGCTGACGGGACTAATGGCGCGGACTCAATTTTTAATGTCGAAACTGTTGCAGGTGGTGGCGGGGGTGGTGCTGGACAAAACGATGGTGTCGATGGGGCTACTGGTGGGGGCGGTGGTGGCGATGCCGCGCACAGTGGGGGTGTTGGGTCTTTAGGTTTTGACGGGGGAGCAACCGGCGGCGTGAACCATGGTGGCGCTGGCGGTGGTGGCATGGGAGCCGTAGGTTCTAGCGAAACGGGCTCTGAGGGTGACGGGGCTGATGGTGGTGATAGCCTAGCTAGTTCGATAACAGGTTCTTCAGTTCTTTATGGTGGCGGCGGCGGTGGCGGGGCAGGTAAAAACGTTGGCGTTAAAGGCCTCGGGGCTACGGGGGTCGGGGGTAACGGGGCGCAAGATGGCACGGTTGCGACTGCTGGGGCGGCTAATCGTGGAGGGGGCGGGGGAGGCGGTGCGGAGTCAAACGCTACTTACAGTGACGGCGCTAACGGGGGTTCAGGTGTAGTCATTTTTACTTTAGCTGCACAGGCGATTGTGACGTTCAGTGCTGGTGTAACCCAAACGTCTGCGATTGTCGGAGCAAACCGTGTTTACACTGTGACGGCCACCTCAACAACTGATGAAACGGTAACAATCTCATGAGCCATTTTGCGAAACTTGATGCTAACAACATTGTGACTTTTGTGACTGTGGGCAGGCAGGAAGATGACGGCCTTGAGGAAGAACTGAACGCCCGCACGGGTGACGTGTACCGGCAAACAAGCTACAACACATACGGCGGTATTCACTACACCGATGGGGAACCAAGCGAAGACCAAACCAAAGCTTTCAGGTTCAACTATGCGGGCTTAGGGCACACTTATGATGCTGACCGTGACGCTTTCATCCCGCCACAACCATACGCTTCATGGGTACTTGATGAGGCAACCTGTTTGTGGGTGGCACCGATAGATTATCCTGCCGATGGTGGGCAATATGTGTGGGATGAAGAAACAACCGACTGGGTTGAGGTGCAAGATGAAGCTGAGTAATCCGTGGCCTGAGGGTCGAACAATCAACGCGAGAAGTCCTTACGGTTGGAGGCGTCACCCTATTACGGGGAGGCGGGCTTTTCATCACGGGGTCGATGTTGCCGGGGTGTTCCCGGTAACTGTTGCCGGCGATGGTGTTGTGGTGAAGATTGGGTGGAGCCCTCGCGGTGGTGGGCATACGGTGCTTATTGACCATGGGCAGATTGTGACGGTCTACTATCATGGGGCGCACCGTACCGGGTTGCGTAAAGGGCAACGGGTTGTGACGGGCGATTTTATATATACGTCTGGCACTACCGGTGCGAGCACAGGAAACCATCTCCATTTTGAGGTGCGCAAACGTGGCGGGCGTTGGGGTGACACTTTGGATCCTGTACCTTTCCTTGACGGTGCTCCCGTGGTCGTAAAGCCTGCACTGCTTAAGGTGGATGGGCGTTTGGGGCGCAACACGTGGAAAGCATTCCAGACAGCACTTACTAACGCCGGGTTCCCGCTGGGCCGTATCGACGGCAGGCCGGGAAGAATGACCTACACAGCTATCCAGAGATGGGCTGGGGCGAAACCTGATGGGGTGTTCGGGCCGAACACTCGACGGGCTGTACAGCTTCTACTTGACGTAAAACCTGATGGGGTATGGGGGCGCCTAACGATTAGCGCGTTACAGCGAGCCATCAACGAAGGTGCAATCCGATGACCGACGAAACAGAAGCGCTCGCGGTAAGGGTTTCCATGCGCGATATATATCTTGAGGTGCAACGGCAAGGGAAACTGTTAGAGAAAATTGCTAACAGTCTGCCCGATAGTGAGCTGAAGATTGAAGACCATGAGTTGCGGATTCGTAAACTCGAAATGCGGATGTGGCAGGCCATCGGCGCGTTCGGTTTCCTCGCCGCGGTAGTGTCACCGTTGATTGCGGTGCTGACACGATGAGCAACCCTAAGTGGAAGATTAGACGCCGATACATTTTCGCGGCCTTCGCCCTCGGTGTCGCCCTTGTTGTGTCATCGATTGTTGCGGTGTGGCAAGACCGGTTAGGTGCAGGCGACCTGATTACCGGTGGAGTTGCTCTGATAAGTTTGATTCTTACGTCCTACATTTTTGGGGCGGCGTATGACGATAAGAGAGTGGAGAACACGGATGGATAAGTTGAAGGCGTACTGGAATTTTTCGGCTGAGCGTGCAGTGAAAACTGTGGCGCAGGTGGCGATTGCAACTATTGGTGTGGGTGCTGTAGGAATCCTTGATGTCGAGTGGGGGCAGGTTGTTTCGGTGGCTGCGCTTGCCGGTGTCATGTCCTTGTTGACGTCGGTGCTGACTTATGACAAGGCTGCGAAGTGATGGGGCGGCTTGACGCTGTGGAGCGCGTTGATGGCTATGAGGTGCCGGTCGATCCTGCCGATGCCTTGGACTGCACTTCCTGTCAGTAGGGTTTCTATTCTGCAAGCCAGGCGTACACTGTGGCCCTTGTAACGCCAAGCTTTTTCGCTAAACGCTTGATGTTATCGCCTTGGGTGTGTTCGGCCCTTACGCGGGCTCTGAGGGCTTGTGTGACACGTTCTAGGCGTTCGAGTTGCCAGACACGGATGTCTGCAAGTTTTTCGATGCTGAGGTTGTCGTATTCGTAGTAGTCCATGGATACCATCGTACACTCGCTCGGTGTTCGGCGGGGATAAGGGTGGGCGGTAACTGTTACCAACCCGTGACCGTCGCCTGCTTGATGAAATTTGCGTGAGGTCTTACAGTGAAGGCAACGAAAGGACTGTACAATGGTAGACATGGGCTATTACAAAAACATCGAGGTCGAGGCGCAACAACTCTACGATGACGAGTTGCGTGAAATTGTGGAGTGGGATATGGCGCACCGTCGCATCATGTCGCCTGTGGATCGTATGCGGATTATTTCGGATGAGAAACTGTTTGCTCGGGCGGTTGTTGCGTGGCGGGGTGTGCCTGCTCCGATGAAAGCTGCGAACCATGTTGCTTTGCAAACGTTACGGCGTGACATTCGACGTCGCGAGAAGCAATCGATGCTCGGGTGGGTGCTGATTGTTGTGGCGCTCGGTGTCGGGTTGGCTGTCCTGGTGGTGAACCTGTGACCGGCTGGGTGCTGGTTGTGGTGGGGGCGTTGTGTATGTTTGCGCCTGGGTTTGTTGACCCGTTCGCACCGATCAATGGGTTGAGTTTGGTGGGGTTGTTGTTGGTTGTTTGGGGTACGGTGAATATAAATCGAAGGGGGACACAATGAGTGTCAAGCTAACTAATAAGGATGTTCGTTTAGAGTTCGCGGGTGCGCAAGCCTGGTGGGGGAGTCCTGAAGAACTTGGGAAGATGTTTGACACATGGCTTGAGTCTGTAAAGAAGGAAGCCTACGATGAGGGTTATGCCGAGGGTGAAAGAACCGACGAAGGGGGACACAATGAGTGAGGCTGTAAAAGCATGGGTCGAATTGGACGAAACTGTTGCAACGGCTGAAGCAATCGGATTTTCTCGGGAAGAAGCAGAGCGCATTATTGGGAGCATGAGGCGAGAAACTAGTTGGGACATGACGCGTATTCGCGAAGAAATTATTTCGCTTTATGGGGGGACACAATGAGTGAACGCTTAGAAATAAATATCGAACGGTTAAGGGATGCGTGGATTACTTACCGGTCGGTGGCGTGGAGTTGGTTTGATGTGAACGATGAGGATGGTAATGATGGGGAAGATTTTGATGTGTGGCTTGAAGCTGTAAAGCAGGCAGCGTTCGATGACGGATTTGACACCGGCAATGAGTGACCAGATGGATGTGATACCTGACGGGCGTGAG